AGTAAAATCCTGCGATGTCTAACAACACATAACTGACCAACGCCTGCCTTGCAAGTGCTGTATTGGTTACTGTAGATAGACCTCTGCTCATTATACCGCCTCTTGAATGTCAATTTCATATTCAACTAAACCATCTGTTCTATATCCAAATTCTTGTATATCATTTGCAAGAATCATTCTAAATTCAACATTGGATACTTGGATAGTTGCACCAGCACTATCTTCATCTACTGCTGTAATCAATCCTGGTTGGAAATTAATTGTTGCATCTCCACTGCCATCAGTTGTAACATCTTCTGTAACCATATAAACCTTTGTATGATTTGGAAATCGGATGACATCACCTGCCTTGAGGATTGTTACGGATGTTTGATCTGATGTAACTGTGCAAGAAGTAGATCCTGCTGTTGCTGTTCCTGTTGGATATGTTAATTGTGAGGTATATCCACTTTGTGTAGTTGACACATTAGGAATAATAATATCAAATTCGTTAAGACTGCCTTGGCATCTTGAAGCAAATGCTTGAACTGGTCTTGATTCTGCAAGTGACATAGGCGGAAACTGTAAAGTGCCGCTCCACACAGTTGTTGCATTCGTTGCTCTAATAATTCTACCACTTGCTGATTCTGTTTTTTTAGTTGCAGTGTTCTGCCTAAAATTAGCAGTAGTGAAACCCGGTGTTTGTGGAAAATCTCCTATAAAGGCCATTATACTGTTACTCCTGCTTTACCACGACTGTTCATCGCTTGGTTAATGATACCAACGATTGTGCTTCTGCGTTCTACAAGCAGTGAGTCAAATCCTCTGGCATCTGTTGTTGTTATGTTAAAGTTTACATTTACTGGTCCATTATTACCACCGCCCATGTTATTAATAGCAGTTGCTACTTCATTAGGTATAACTGTGCTTGGTGTTCTTGGAACAATAAGTTCAGGACCGTTCTCACCAACAATAGCAGGTCTGTTTGTGATAGGATCACCACCTCTTGCAAATCCTGTTGGGTTTTGACTTCTAATTGTTGCCACTTGTGCTAAACCACCTGCAACAACTGCCGCCGCCGCAATAAAGTTAAACGGTGGTGGATATGTAGCAAGTGCTTTGGTTGCACCTTGGTATGTGTTAATAATTGCTTCTGCAATAGCAAATGCTTTTGCGGCCTGGAATGCTTTTTTACTGTATTTGCCAAGACCTTCAAATATTTCTTTACCCTTGCCTAATGCAAATGCCGCCTTTTCTGTTTCTGATTTCTTTTCAAATTCAATTCTATCACGCACAACTCTTTGTTGTCTTTCTTCCATACCTTTGCGTTGTAAGAATTCTTTGTCCATTGCACTAATTTGTTGTGCAATAGCACCTTGATTTGCGGCAATATCTCTTTCAATACTTGCCATTCGTAGATCACTAATTTTCTTGTCATAGTCAGCAATAATTTTTAATCTATTTTCTTGATATTGCATTTCAAGCAATTCTTTTTGCTTGTAAAAATCTCCATCTACTTTGACATTGTCTTCTAAATAATCTGCTTGGTCTTTTAGTGCTTGATCATATGCTTTTTTCAAATTTATCAAAGCATCTGCTTGACTTTGAAATCCTACAGTTTGTATTTGAGTTGATAATTTTTCTTGTGCTTTCGTCAACTGCTCTGTTGTAGAAACAGTCTTGCCCATAACTTCTTGTTGCTTCTTAAGTTTTGCTTCTTGATCTTCAAGTGCAGAACTTGTAGTTTTAGTTGTTTCGCCTAATGCTTCTTCTGCAACAGTAGCATTGTCATATGCTTGACCTGCTTCAGTCCAAGTATCAACAAGATCTTTTACTACACCATCCTGTGTAATTTGTTCGTCAACAAACTCTTTGCCTACCTCAATAGCATCTTCAATGCCACCTTTTAAACTTACATATGCACCTGTTGCAACATCGCCAACTGCTTTTCTAATTTCTTCACTTGACTTAACAATAATTTTATCAAATCCAAGAAATTCTGCAACAGCGTTTATACCATCAATTACACTGTTGATAAAATTGTCAAATGCACCTGTAACAGTGTCAATAATTTTATTGAAATTTTCTTTTAAGAATTTACCAACACCACTTGCAATTTCACCAAACTTGTCAAACACAGCACTTACTTGTGCAACTGTTCTGCCTAATCCATTTTGCATACTTAGGTATGCGGCCAATGAAGCAACAAGAGTAATGACAAGTCCTATTGGATTTCTTCTCATTACAGCACCTAAGGCAAGAAACGCTTTCTTCAATAAGTTTACACTTGCAACAGCACCACCTGCACCGAGTGCAACAGTTAAACCAGCAACACCGCTAAGAACAACTTGTGTTGTAGTGCTAAATGATTTTAATGTGCCATCAAAGTCTGTAAACAATGCATTAACAGTATCAACAGCAACAGCAAGATTTGCACCAATTGCCTGTGCAAGAGGTATAGCACTTCTTACGCTATCACTAAGTGTTCCTGCAAGTTGACCAAGACTTTCATTTAGTCCGCCTTCACCAATTGCATCTGAAAAAGCATCTGTTGAATCTTGTAAGTTTGATAATGCACCCGATAGTGTTTTTCCTCTGTCTTCAATACCTGTGCCAAAGCGTCCACCTTCTTCACCAAGTTGTCTAATAATTGCAATTAGTTCTTCACTTGAATTGGCAACACCAAGTTGTTGGTCACCAAGTCTTGCAACAAACTTGTCATTTTCTCTTGATACCTTGATACCAAATTCTTTTAGACGCTCAAATTCACCAGTTAATGCATCTGCTACTGCTTCTGCAAACTGTGTAAATGTTCTGTTGTTTGCCGCGGCAATATTTCCAAATGCTTTTAAACTTGGTATGGTTGCATCAATACCAAATCGTTTTAGAATAACAAATGAATTTGTGATTTCGTCAACTGTAAACGGTGTTGTTGCCGCAAAACCTTGAATTGCTTCAAATGCTACTGCGGCATTTTCAATTGATCCTGTAACAGTTTTTAATTGTGCTCTTAGATCTTCAAAGCGTCTTGCAACATTTACAACGCCACTGGCAACTTTAGCAAGTCCAAGACCCGCAAACACTGCACCAGCAAGGCCAGCAATACGACCAAAGGTAGTAGAGATATTTTTAGCGTTACGATCGACATTTGCCAATCGATTGTTGATTTGCCCAAGCGTTCGGGCGGTTTTATCAACGGCGACGATTTCTACTGTTTGTCTTGCCATTGCTCATTGCCTCCTTGTTTTTATCATGCTGTAATACGAACCATTCATACCACAGTTTTATTTCAAGGACACTGAGTTGCATAACTTCTTCTACAGTTTTGTGCAGTGTTTCTGCAATTCTCATAATTAATTGCAGTTCAGTGTCCTCTTTTAGTTTTTTGCTACTTCCTCATATTCACTTGTAGCATTGTTTAATTCTGCACAAACTCTTAACAATACTTGTGGGTCTGCATCATTCATTAGTGCATTTTTGTCAAACTTATTAAACATTGGTTTACCTTCTGGATCCAATGCTTTTTCAATTAGACTTGTAACTAATGCTTCTACAGTTTTACCCTGTTGTTGCAAAGTAATAATTTTGCTTTCTACTGCAAAACTATAAGCAGGTTTATAGTAGATATCTGTTTTCCATTCTGGAACAGTAATCTTTTTTAGACCACCCGCAAGTTTTTGCTTAAAATGGTCTTGAATGTTATTAATAACGCTCATTTATAACTCCTTCGTGTTATCTCCCTAATGGTAGGCCCTAAAATACCATTTGGTGCTTGTTTTGAATGACCCTCTTCCAACGGAACAATGTAGGGGACGCGGTTGACAATGCGTTTTTCTTTGAACGCACTCTCAAGGTGCCAACCACGCCGTGCTTGTCCCTTATCGATTGGAGTTTTTTGTCTTGCGACCTCCAATGTATCTTGTGCCACTCGGGCAATGAATAAATCTTTTTCTCTTTCAAGACTTCTCATCGCCTGTCTTGTGCCTTGAACCACAATTTTAAGCATAGTAATTACACAGACTCTACGTCTAATGCACCATTGCCTTGGAAGTTTACTGTGCAAGTTACAAGGTCATCAAATGATGCTGTTCTTGAAACTGAAGTAACAATAACCTTACCTGTGAATTTCTCTC